GTGAAGTTCTACTTCTGAGTTTAGATGATAAGCATACCTAGGCAACACAGCAAAATAAGCGACCATAATCCAATAGTAGACCAGCACCAAATGATAAGCGAAGAACCTATCAATCCAAGCAGTATGTCCACCACGGCGTTCCATCTCCTCTAAGTGTTCTGTTTCGTTGACTGTCTGTTCAAAGTGTTCTTTCATCAAATCAAAGTGTGCTTCGGTTCTAAGACCAAGAGACTCCCTGAAATGTAAGACACTTAAGAATGCAAAATAGGGTGCCCGAGCAATAGTCTCAAGCACCCAAAAGCGTTGTATGTCACGACCTTGATACAAAAAATCAAGTATCGCTACTGTGACGTTTAGAACAACCTCATTAAATTTTTTCATTATTCGACGTGTACTGTACCGATCATGCCAGCCCCCTTATGGGGACCACACCAATAAGTATAGTCACCTGCTTCAGTAAATTCAACATCAAACTCTTCGCCTGGCATCATGGCGAGACCTTCATGTGAAATTTCTGGATGATCTTCCACCACTACATTATGAGGAGGAAGCATATTATTAACAAAATGAACTGACTCACCAGCCGAAATGGTAACTTCTGATGGTTCAAAGACGAGGTTTCCGTCGTATCCCATTTGGACATCGACTGCCCACGCTGGGAGGGCGAGAAACATTGTGGCTAGAAGTCCTAGAAAAAACTTCATATAACTTTATAGCAGTTACTTTATCTAGGAGGTTCTTCCTTTTTGAGGTCTATCTGTAGCCTATTGTAGCGTGGGTTTGTTTTGACTTCCTGACTTACCATCACACCAAATTCCTCACAGCAATCACACCATGCTCGTCTCGCCTCTGGCGCACCTAATGCTTTTTTCGCCACAGAGTTTCCCACTCCCTCCAAAGGGCAGCACATTCATCACTCTTCTTTTGGAGATGTGGTTCTCGATACACCTAGTCCTCAGGGCAATTTTCTTCTTCGTAGTACATCAATTTCTTTTCGAGACGATCGTATTCGTCCCACATATACTCGGACCCTGTATAATCCTTGTACATTTCACAAGCACGAATCAAACGTGCAATGTCGTCCGAGTTTAGTCTCATTTCCATATGGCATCCTCACTAATAATTATAACGATTTAGGTCAACAATTCCAGGCACGTAAGGATTTGTTAATACGGGAGTCTGGATCACGTGCCGTTTTCTTAGAAGTCAACTTCGCTTTCATGCCCTTCATTCGAGCACAGAACGATTTCCTACGGGGGTTTCCAACCTTTTTGCTTGGTGCTTTGAGGTCAGATCCAGGATTCTCTCTTTCGTAAGACTTTCTTCCTTTCTCGTTAAGTCCTCCAGACTTTTTCTTTCCCTCCTTTCTGGTCCAAGCGGATTCTTGGAGGTCATATCTTAGTTCTTTAAACGACTTCATATTTATGACCCAGAGATTGTTACGGGAGAAGCATAGATAAATCCAGTTCCAGGAGCAACGTCAGGAGCAAGTCTCAACTCAATAGTCTCACCATCTGTTTGTGGAAGATAAGTTGGAACGTTAGGATCATCAAATTTAACCTGACCAGGATCTTTTCTGATGTATACAGTCTCGGCAGGTTTGACAATCACATCCATATAATTGCCAACTTCTTGGTCAATAGTATAACTATGATTATATGTCAGACCAGTAGAAGGTTCGAGACCTTCAACATGAACTACTCTGGCACAGATAGGAGTATCTGATTGGTTATCAATCTTAACTACACTGGCACGTAGGATTTCCATTGATCTCAGTTTCTGAGTACCAGAAACAACACTACCATATACTGCTGTAATAGTAGCAACATCGATCGATGTGATCTTACCAGTAGGTTTGATGATCATGACTCTCCTTTGGCTTCATTCTTATTTATTTGTTTGAGCATTTTCTGTAGGTCTGCTGTGCTACCAACAAATAGATTATTTGTAGTATTACCCGTTGCTTGCTTGGTAGGTGCCTCAAGGTTCTTCATCTTCTGCTGAAGATCGATGAGTTTGTCAGTGGCGTCTGCTACCTGCTTCATGGCGTTCACAGCGACTTCATATGCCCTAGGGTGCCCAGACTCCTGTGCTACCTCTAGAGCGCCGTCTAGCGCCTCTCTGCCCTTATCTATGAGTGAGTACAAAGACCCACGGGTATACTCATAGTCTTTAGTTTGATCGTCTTTCTCTGCCTTTGGTGGCGCTGGTTTGGATGGTTCGATATCTGTAGACTCAACTTCGATATCAAAGATATCTTCCATGTTCTCTTCAAATTTGCTCATAAGATTTCAATCCCTTCATTAAATCCAAAGTCGTCGGTGGAGATGACTAGTTCGTCATCAGCAGCAGTGATAACACCATCGTTGTTCTTGTCTTCCAGTGCCTTAGGCGAGTAACTGTAAGCAGCAGTTCTTCTGCTTTGGGCAAGGTCTCCAACAGATTCGTAAATAGTTGCCTTACGAATGATACCATTGTTGCTGTAAGGACCGTAGATGTAAGACTTAGCAGTAAAGTTTAGAGACCATACGATACTTCTACGATCTAAGAAGTTATCATCCCAATCATCTTCGTAGTTGATGTTATTCAAAACGATAGCGATATCTCTCTTCTCATCCATATCACTGATCATGTTGAGAGTGATATTAAAGTTGGGTTGGAAGAAAGGTAGGATCTGCTCTAGGATCTGTAGACCATCATCCTGAGACTTACCAATAATCCCTAGTTCAAATGACATGTCATATGGAACTGGAACATACTGTGTCTTAACTTCTGATCCGTCATCGGCAATAGTAGTTCTGTACTTCTGTACAGGACTTGTCTTACGAGCAGCATCATATGTAATACCAGTCATCTCAAAGTAGAGACGTGGTAGTGTGATAGCAACCTTATTTGCTACATCTGGATTTTGCTCCAGACGTGTCAAGAACTTCTGCTTAGGACCATAAGCAAGAGGAACCTTTTCAACCTCCAGCACATTACCTGTACTGGGATCTACTTTTTTAAGTTCAATATTATTGAATAGTGTACCGAAACCAATTACCGTTTTACGGATAGCTTCGTTATAAAAATGTGCCCCAAGCATTAGAATGAATCCATAAAGTTACCATACTCACCGAAGGGATTAACTTCACCCCAATCGACTAATTCGTCAGCCTCTTGTTCGATCTCGAAGTTTTGATCGTAGTTGCTGTTGGTATTATTTAGAGTGTTGAAAGACTCAGGACTCCACTTGGCACCAGAGGTTAGACCAGTAATTAGTTCAGCAGTAGTAAACGTTCCTGTTCTGTTGATGACTTCGAGTGCTCTGGTAGCACTATCCCAGGACTTGACATCTGCTCTGTTGTCTTTGGGTGAGTAGTCAATAGTAACAGTAGGTTCAGAAGTGTAACCAGCGCCACCATCTGTAATGACGACACCAGTAATAAGACCAGTAGCAGAGACCGTAGCAGTACCCGTAGCATCTGTAGTTGCTCCTCCTCCAGAGAATGTGACTGATGGTGGTAGTGCCTGGTTGTAGTACAGACCTGTGTCTGTCATGACTACACCATCTACGGCACCACCACTAGCAATGGTTGCTGTTGCCTTAGCAAGGAACTCGTCTCCCACAATCTCTTCACCAACAACGAAGTCTCCTGTACCACCAGGATCCATAAAGAGTTTGATAGAACTAGATTGAGTTGTTTCAATTACATCGATCTCAGCAACACCAGTTTCGATGCTATCACTACCAAC